TCTGGGGCCCAACCAACCCCCGCTTAAGCGGGGCTCACAGTTACCTCACTAGATGTTAACTGTGCGGACTGACACCAAAAAAGGAGATCAGATCATGGCACGACGCAGAAAAATCCCTAAAAAACGGTCCAAGCGGTTGTTCAAAAGAACCGCAGTGCGCGTCAAAGGCAAAAACTATCGATCCTCGCCTATGCGGGGCGGTATACGACTCTAAGGCGAAAAAATGCCTTGCTTCCACCCTTTAAAGGGGTGGGCGTCCAAAGCGTTGTCGGGGGGTTTTACTACCTCCCGACGGGACGCTTTCATCGATCTCCCTCGCACTGTCCCTTGTGGGCAGTGCTCTGGATGCCGGTTGGAGCGTTCGCGGCAATGGGCCGTACGCTGCCACCATGAGGCATCCCTTCATGAAAACAACTGTTTTATTACTCTTACTTACAATGATGAACACCTTCCTCCTGATCGTTCTCTTACTATTCGGGAGTTTCAGCTGTTCATAAAGAGACTACGCAAGAAATACGGTAATAATATCCGTTACTATGCTTGCGGAGAATACGGCGAAAATTACGGTAGGCCACACTACCACGCCTGTCTCTTTAATCATGACTTCACCGATAAAAAGCTCTGGAAACAGAGCCGGGATAATCCTCTTTATAGATCCGCTTCACTTGAAGCTTTATGGATCGATCCCGAAACAAAAAAATCCTTGGGATACTCTTCAGTAGGCGAAGTCACATTCCAAAGCGCCGCTTATGTGGCGCGCTATATCATGAAAAAACGTCTCGGGAAAAATCAAGACGAGTATTACGTCTACATCGATGACGATGGGGTAGTACACCAGCGTCTTCCAGAATTCACACTTATGTCCCGGCGTCCTGGCATCGGAGCCGGATGGCTCCAAAAATTCGCCACGGACGTATATCCAGACGATTTCGTTATTATTAACGGAAAACGGGTCCGACCACCAAGATACTACGATCAAAATTTCGAGCTGGTCGACTCTGAGCTGCTCGAACAAATAAAATGGACCCGAAAAAAAAATCTCCGCAAATATGCGGATAACAATACACCTGAACGGCTTGCCGTCAGGGAAAAAATACAGGATGTCAAAGTCCAACTCTTACAACGAAACCACGACCTAAAAGGGAGCTGAAAATGATACACATGGTATTCACGATCTTCGACGATAAGGCCGAAGTCTATCTTATGCCGTTCTACATGAAAACTATAGGCGAGGCCCTGAGGGCCTTCGCAGACTCGGCAAATGATCCAAACCATTCATTCTGCAAACATCCAACCGATTTCACTCTGTTCAGGATCGGTCACTACGACGACAGTGCGGCGTCGTTCGTCCTACATCCGACGCCTCAGGCGATCGGTAAGGCAATCGAATACAAAACTACAAGGCTTGCAGATGTTCAAACCCACCTTGTTGACATGAAAGGTTCTGTATAATGCCTCCTTCAGTAATGAAACATGATTTCTCGCGTGCACCGAGCGCGGAAATCCCAAGGTCATCCTTTGACCGTTCACATGGTCATAAAACTACCTTCGACAGCGGATGGCTTGTCCCGGTCTTTGCAGACGAGGCTCTGCCCGGCGACACCTACAACGTAAAAATGACGGCGTTCGCCCGTCTTGCCACACCGCTACATCCCTTCATGGATAATCTCTACCTGGACAGCTTTTTCTTCGCCGTACCCATCAGACTTCTGTGGGACAATTGGCAAAAATTCAACGGCGAGCAAACAGACCCGGGCGATAGCACGGACTTCACTGTCCCAACAATGGACAGCCCGGTTGGCGGATACCTCGAAGGCTCTCTTTCGGATTATCTGGGGATACCCACCGAAATTGCGGCACTGACGCATATGAGCCTGTTCCACCGGGCGTACAATCTAATCTATAACGAATGGTTCCGTGATCAAAACTTACAAGACAGCGTCGTCGTTGATACTGACGACGGCCCCGACACGGACACGGATTACGTGATCCTCAGAAGGGGCAAAAGGCATGACTACTTTACCTCTGCCCTTCCATGGCCTCAAAAGGGGACGGAAGTCACGCTACCACTCGGAACCTCAGCACCTGTCACCGGTCTGGGCGAGGATGACCAAGTTTACTCGACAGTAAATCGCGCGGTCTATGAGACCGACGCAACGGGGACAAGGATCTATGCGAAATCATCCCAAACTGCTGGAACCAATGTCTTCATTGAGGAAGACCCTCTCAACCTTGGGTTCCCAAATCTTCGCGCCGATCTTTCGAATGCGACGGCCGCCACAATCAATCAGCTCCGCGAAGCTTTTCAAATTCAAAAGCTATACGAGCGGGACGCTCGAGGCGGCACGCGCTACACAGAAATTATACGGTCCCACTTCGGCGTTACATCGCCGGATGCACGGCTGCAACGTCCCGAATACCTTGGAGGGGGTTCCAGTCCTGTTAACATCAATCCAATCGCCCAAACCTCAGAGGCCGGTACAACGGCTCAGGGAAATCTTGCGGCAATGGGGACCGTTCAACTAAATAATCATGGTTTCGTAAAATCATTCACAGAGCACTGCGTGCTCATCGGAATGGTGTCTGCTCGTGCAGACCTCTCATATCAACAGGGCCTGAATCGGATGTGGTCCCGCTCAACCAGGTGGGACTACTACTGGCCTGCTCTCTCTCACATCGGCGAGCAATCTGTTCTCAACAAGGAAATCTTCGCCGACGCAAGTGCTGCGGACGAACTTGTGTTCGGATACCAAGAACGCTTTGCGGAATATCGGTACAAACCGTCTCTCATCACTGGTCAATTCCGCAGCAACTTCGCTACCCCGTTGGACACTTGGCATTTGGCGCAGGACTTCTCAGCTCTGCCTGTGCTGAATGCCTCTTTTATAGTGGACAACCCACCTGTCGATCGTGTGATCGCAGTAACCTCGGAACCCCACTTTATCTTCGATAGCTACTTCAATATGAAGTGTGCCCGGCCTATGCCGATCTACGGCGTGCCTGGCCTTATCGACCATTTCTGATGGCGTGGGGTGACATAATAGGCGCCGTTGCAACGCTCGGCGCCGGGCTGATCGGCTCCAGGGGAGCGTCAGCCCAAAATGCTGCCTCTGCCAAGGCAGCTCAAACTCAAATGGCGTTCCAGGAGCGAATGCGGAGAACGCAATATCAAACAACAATGGAGGACATGCGACTCGCTGGCCTCAATCCAATACTCGCTTACAAGCAAGGAGGCGCCGGTACTCCCGGCGGCTCTACCTACTCTCCCGTCAACGTCGGCGGTGCCGCTGTGACGGGCGCCAGCGCGGGCGCTTCATCGGCGCTCGCGGCAAGGCGCTTTGCAATCGAAAAGGAACGTACGATTGCAGAAATCTCTAAACTATACACGTCTGCGGCGAAAGACTCAGCAGACGAAAAACTCGCTCACGCTCAATCTCGCGTGTCGAACCAAAATCGCAAGCTGCTTGAGCAGCAAGAAAAAATGAACCAGCCGGACGTATCTTCTGCTAAACATGCGCAGGAACTCTATGAAGGACCGGGCGGCTCGTTCTTCAAATGGTGGCAAATGATCAAACGGAGGTGACAATGGAACCCACCCTTAAAAAACTAAATCCTTCGGGAAATCCGGCGGAACGCCGGCGGGTCTGTCTAGACCCGGAAGGCCACTCTCTGGCCAAGCAATCCTTTCAAAAGGAATGCGATATCAATAACATAATGAAAAAATTCGAGAAAACCGGGATCATCAATCATCTCAATACCCACTCAGGTGGTTATGGGAACTACATCGGCTATGAGGACTATCATTCATCATTAAATAAAATCCTTCAGGCTGATGCGGCTTTCACAAGCCTACCCTCTCTCGTCAGATCAAAATTCCACAATGACCCGGCAAAATTCCTCGAATACGCTCAAAACCCCGACAACCTGGAAGGTATGCGGGAAATGGGCCTAGCCCCTCCAGCGACCCCCGAAGCTCCTACAGACGTAAAACCGGCTGATGGCGGTGCCCCCTCAAAAAAAGACGGGGGTCCGCCAGCTGCCGCTCCCGCGGCGGCTGTGGCCCCGTCTGGGGCCCAACCAACCCCCGCTTAAGCGGGGCTCACAGTTACCTCACTAGATGTTAACTGTGCGGACTGACACCAAAAAAGGAGATCAGATCATGGCACGACGCAGAAAAATCCCTAAAAAACGGTCCAAGCGGTTGTTCAA